TTGGGGCGGAGATTCCAACTTCAGTGATAGAGCGCAAAATTGGGCGCAACGCAAGATTGATGCCCTCAATGCAGAAGCCGATTCAAGGAGCAAAATGGCAAAGAAAATTGAACGCCGCACATATAGCGTGCGCGATGTAGAAGCGAGAGCCGATGGCGATGGAATGCGCCTCGCTGGTTATGCGGCAGTCTTTAATGATGCGAGTGTTCCGCTACCTTTCAAAGAGAGCATCGCTCCTGGCGCTTTTAGAAAGACCTTGAGCGAAACACCTGATGTGAGAATGTTAATCAATCACGAAGGCCTGCCAGTAGCTCGCACCAAGAATGGAACATTGAAATTAGAAGAGGATGACCGAGGATTGCGCTTTGAAGCAGACCTTGCAGACACTCAAGAAGGTCGTGATATTTACGAACTCGTCAAGCGTGGCGATGTTGACCAAATGTCCTTCGCTTTCCGAGTCATCCGTCAAAAGTGGAACGATGATAGAAGTCGGCGAGTATTAACCGAAGTATCTTTGGCAGATGGTGATGTTTCTGTTGTCACTTATCCTGCTTATCCAACAACAACAGTTGAAGCCCGTGAACATATCAAGCAAGCAATGAAGGCGCTTAAAGAAGGCCGTCAGATTGACGATGCAACAATGATGGTCTTGCAGACAGTCTTTGATGATATGAGCGAAGGTCACGAATACATTATGAAGGCTCTTGGAGTCTTTGAAACTTTGATGAATGATCGCGTGTATGATGAAGATGAAGTTGATGACGATGAGAATGAAGATAGTTCTCGCGCAGTTGATGTTGTCGGTGATTTTGTCGAATGGGATTCATCAGGCGGAACTGCTCGTGGAAGAATTGTTCGTGTAGCAAGAGAAGGAAGCATAAATGTTCCTGACTCAGATTTCACAATCACCGCAGAAGAAGGCGACCCTGCCGTATTGATTCGGGTTTATCGTGAACTGCGTGATGGCTATGTTGCAACTGAAACTCTAGTAGGTCACAAAGCCTCAGAACTTCGTGCAATCGACCCACTACCTGAACCAAGCGAAGAAGCAGGTCGCAAGATTTCTCTGCGCCTTGCTCAAGCAATAATCAACTCAACAAAATAAATTTCTGCTCAACAGAGCAGATTGAAGTCGGAGCCAACCTCGCACCCCGTTAAGCGCCGCGAGCATCTTGGCCACCACCTCGAAACCTAATCATAAGGAGCAAAACTCAATGTCATATCTTGACAAAGTAGTCGAGCGCCGTGATGCAGTGAAGGCAGAGATGGATGCAGTTCTTGAGGCAGTAGCTTCAGAGAACCGCACTGATCTCACCGCAGAGGAAACCGCTAAGGTTGATGCTCTAGTTGCTGAATCCCGTTCTCTCGATGAGAAAATTGAAAAGCTCACTGCACAAGCAGCAGCCGATGCAAAGGCCGCAGAAGCTCGTTCCGCAGTAGCAGAAATCGCAACCCCAAAGGTCGGCGGTTTCAAAGTCACAAAAGAATCACGCACTTATTCACCTGAGTCTGATTCATCCTTCTTCAAGGATGCTTACAACGCTCAGTTCAAGTCTGACTATTCAGCTCAGGAAAGACTTGCACGCCATCAGCGCGAAGAGGAAATCGAGCGCCGCGATGTCGGAACTGCACAGTTTGAGGGTCTAGTAATTCCTCAATACCTCACAGAGTTTGCAGCGCCACTTGCTCGCGCAGGTCGCCCGTTCGCAGACTTCTCCACATTCAAGCACACACTTCCACCTGCTGGAATGACCTTGAATATCTCAAGAATGACCACAGGATCAAGCACTGCTGTTCAGGTCACACAGAACGATGCAGTTAGCGAAACCGATGTCGATGACACACTATTGACAATCAATGTCCGCACAATTGCCGGCCAGCAAGACCTATCGCGCCAGGCGATTGAGCGCGGAACAGGAATTGACCAATTCGTTGCTCAAGACCTTATCCGTTCTTGGCACACCACACTAGATTCACAGATTCTAAATGGTGCAGGAACCGCAGGAACCATCGTTGGACTTCGCTCCGCCGGTGGAAACGCAGTCACCTTCACATCAACTGCTCCAACAGTTGCATTGCTATATCCAAAGCTCGCTGATGCGATCCAACAGATTCAGACCAATGCATTTGTGAATCCAACTCACTTCGTAATGCACCCTCGCCGCCTAGCATTCCTACTTGCTGCGGTTGACACAACAAACCGCCCACTTGTGGTTCCAGCCGCAAGCGGCCCAATGAATGCAGTTTCTTCAGGCTCAGGTTCAGTTGCTTATGGCAACTCTGGCTATCAGATGATGGGCCTACCTATCATCACAGATGCAAACATTGGAACAACTTATGGAACAACCACAAACCAAGATGAAATCTATGTTGTGACTGCTCCTGAGTGCCATCTGTGGGAACAATCAGGTTCACCATTCACCCTTCGCTACGATGCGACTGGTGCAGGAAACCTAACAATCAAGACTGTTGTTTATGGATATGCCGCGTTCACCGCAGGTCGTTATCCACTAGCGAACTCGATTATTTCGGGAACAGGCTTGGCAGCACCAACCTTCTAGTCACTAGAAGAAAACTAAATTGTGTAAGAGCGTTCAAGGCCCCCCGACTTGGGCGCTCTTACACTTCTAAACGATTCGGGGGAATCAATGAAAACAGGTCACAAAGTTTCAATCGGGTCTTGCGACCCTGGAATGGTCAATGGCGGATTCGCCTTCCATCTCATTCAATTAGCATCAGCACGCGCAAATAAACTTGGCCCCTTTGTTCGAATCAAAGGATCAGGCTTACTTTCTAAACAAAGAAATCGCGTTGTCAAGCATTTCTTAGACTCAACTGATTCAGATTGGCTTCTGATGATTGACTCAGATGAGCAGCTTGATGTCTTAACTTTTGACAAGTTGTGCGAAACTGCACACGATAAAGAACGACCTGTTGTTGCAGGTCTAGTTTTCGCAGGCTTCGGCGTGGTAGGTAAGCCTTATCCGAAACCTGTGCCAGCAATTTTTCAAGATTCACCTGATGGATTTTTACCGCTTTACAAATACGACAAGAACGCAGTTTTTGAAATCGATGCCGCAGGCACAGGTTGCTTGATGGTTCACAGGAGCGTTCTTGAAGCAATGCGCGAAGCAGCAGACCCAAATCAAGGCAAGGATTGGTGTTGGTTTTGGGATGGCCCTGTTAAGGGCGAATGGATTGGCGAAGACTTGCTCTTCTGCCGCCGAATCAAATCGCTAGGTTTTCCAATCTATGTGAACACCGGAGCGATTTTGCCACACTCCAAGTCTTATTGGCTCAAGGAAGAACACCACGAATTATGGCGAGATTAAAGCGCAAAGAAACGGCACTAGCTCTGCCTAAGTTAGAACGAGCAATTCAAACAACACCAAAGAAGAGGAAATCTAGTGGCAATCACCAACGGCTACGCGACTCTCGCGGAACTAAAGTCATCGCTGACAATAACTGACACAAGCGATGATGCTTTGCTTGAACTTTCAATAACTGCCACAAGCAGAATGATTGATGACTTTACAGGTCGCTTCTTCTATGCAAATGGAACTGTCGGAACACCTGTTGTTAGATATTACACAGCCCTTGATCCTTGGAGCCTTGCTGTTGATGATTATGTTTCAATCAGCGCAATTGCAACTGATGACAATTTCAATCAAACTTGGTCAACTGTTTGGGCAACTTCTGACTTTATGGTTGAGCCTATCAATAACCCTCGGCGCGGTTGGCCTTACACAAGACTTCTTGCAACAGGGCGTTATGTTTGGCCTTACTATCTACCTCAAGCCTGCAAGATAACAGGCGTTTGGGGTTGGCCTGCTGTTCCTTCCGAAGTTGAGCAAGCCTGCATCATTCAAAGCTCTCGCATATTCGTTCGCAAGCAATCACCCTTTGGAATCGCAGGAACTCCTGAACTTGGAACTGTCAGACTCTCATCAAGGCTTGACCCTGATGTAGAAGCCTTCCTTCGCCCTATGAAGAGAAACAATGGTTTGGCAGTATGAATCCAAGTCAAGTTCGAGATGGTCTTAAAACTAATCTTCAAACCATCACAGGGCTTCGGGTTTATGACTTGATTCCTGACACTGTGACTCCGCCTGCCGCAGTTGTAGGTCAATTAGATTTCACATTCGACATCGACAACGCCCGTGGTTTAGACCAAGCGCAAGTTGATGTTCTTGTGATTGTGCAACGCTTTTCAGAACGCTCAGGACAAGACAAGTTGGATGCTTTCCTTGCAGGAAGTGGCACTGGCTCTATCAAGACGGCGCTTGAAAGTGATCGCACTTTGTCAGGAGCAGTGAACACCTTGCGTGTCACAGGAGCCGAAGCAGGCACTTATGACTCACAGGGAGTGTCATTTCTCTCTTACCGATACAGACTCACGATTTGGGGATAAGGAGAAACTAATGGCTTACAAGGTCATCTCAGGCCGCGAGGTCTGTGGGAAAAAACAAGGTGAGGTTCTTACCTTGAAAGAGTTAGAAGATGCAGGCGCAAACATTGATGCTCTCATTGCAAGTGGCCACATACAAGCAAGTCAAGCAAGTCAACCAATAATCAAACCAGCACAAGAAGGAGCCAAAATCTAATGGCAAAAATCGTTCTCACCAATGCCGTTGTCACAGTCAATGCAGTTGATTTGTCTGACTCGGTTAGTTCAATCACGCTCAATTCATCATTTGATGTCGTAGAAACAACAGCATTTTCAAGCACCGCAGCTCGCACACGCATCGGCGGTCTTGCAGATAATTCCATTTCGTTGGAATTTCACCAAGACTACGCTTCAGGAGAAGTTGAGGCAACAATCTTCCCACTTCTAGGAACAGTCACAACTGTCACTGTCAAGCCTGTAAGCGGAGCAACAACAGCGACCAATCCTCTCTACACTGTTTCCTGCCTTGTTTCAGAGTGGACACCACTCAACGGAGCCGTTGGAGAACTTGCAACTGCTTCTGTGACTTGGCCTGTAAGCGGAGCAATCACAAAAGCTATCGCCTAATATGCCGAAACTTGTTCTCAATAATGCCTTGGTGACATTTGCATCGACTGACTTATCGTCATCGATTTCAAGTGTCACTTTAAGCACCGCTTATGACATTATTGATGTGACGAGTTTTGGTGATACTGCGAAACGCAGGATTGCCGGCCTTGCCGATAATTCAGTTTCGTTTGAATTTCTCCAGGACTACGCATCAGGGTCAGTTGAGGCAACAATCTTTCCGTTGCTCGGCACTGCTGTTGCCTGTGAAGTTCGACCTGTCAACACAAGTGTTAGCGCAACAAATCCGAAATACAATTTCTCAGTGCTTGTTGCCGAATGGACACCTCTCAACGGGTCTGTCGGATCACTAGCCACTGCGAGCGTGACTTGGCCAATTTCAGGCGAAATCACGAAATCAATGAGTTAAATCTACTAGGGGGAAAAAATGGATGGATTAAAAATAAGAGTTGTCACAACCGATGAGGTTGATGCAACTTATTCACTTCGACCAAGAGTCATTGTGGAGTTTGAGCAGAAGTATGGCAAGGGCTTGGCCAAGTTAATTGCAGAAGAGCAGAAACTAGAACACATCTATTTCTTGGCTTGGTCTGCGATGAAGCACAATGGTCGCGTTGTCAAACCTTTCGGCAATGACTTCCTTGACACTCTTGAAGAAGTCACGCTGGTGACCGACCCTTCTTCCGAATCCACAGAGATAGCCTGACTTATTCAATAGCAGCTCTTTCTGTGGAGTCGGGCATCTCGCCGGTGGCATTACTTGATGCACCTGATGGCATTCTTGAGGCAATGTTTGTGTATGTGAAGGAACGAGCAAAGGCGCGGAGCAGATAATGCAATCACCTAATTACAAAGTTACCATTCAAGGATTGAGCAAAAGCATCGCCGCGCTTGAGCAATTCAATCCTGATTTGAAGCGCGCCTTAGATCGTA